AAACCTTCGCGGGACCACTGCTCAATGACAGCGGTAGGTATACTTGCAACACGCATGAACTCGCCTTCGCGGCCGCGTGTGCTTTCATTTCGTTGATCTTTTAGATCGTCCAGGAATGCCTGGGAAATCTGTTGTGTGCTCTTCTGGATGAGGTCCTCACCCTGGCTCAAATACTGGGACTCAACGCCAGCTAATTTTAGTTTTTTATCAGTCATTATTGATCTCCTTAGGGATGGTTAGGGTTGCCCAAGTCCTTAGGAAAAGGAGAGCAAAAGTCCTAAGGTCGAGGGCAACCCCGCACCAACCTATGACAGGTTAGTGATTTTCACTGAGTCTCCCCAGTTAGTGTGCTTACAAGAATATTCGCCGACCACCATATGGGTGTCAGAATCCCCTGTTTTTGCTAGTAATGTGCGAGAGAATGGGCGAAGTACGCATTGCTTAAACATCGTTGGATCGATGAGAAGAGCTACTGTACTCAGCATGTGCCGGTTAAGCACAATCTTGTATTCGCCAAATGGGCTCACATAGAGATCCACCACGTTGACCAAGGTCTTGCCTTGCTGCACTTCGCGGTTACGACCAGAAGCCGCCGCGAATGCTGCCGTAAGCAAACTGTCGGCGGGCTTAATCATGAGAACCGTCGGATCTGACCCTGCATTGAATGCAGTTTGACCGGCTACAAGCAACTTGGCTTCGCTGAGTGGATCCGTACTGTTGGATCCTGAATCGACGGCAGTACTGATCTGATTGATCAGAGATGTCATCTTTCTGGCAGTAGAAGCGTTACCCGCGACGGAATTCTGCGCGGCACCAACATACGCAAATTCTAGATCGCGTTTGATGGCTTTGAGTGTACGTCCTAATTGGTCATTTATATTCATCTAAGGTCGTTAGGCTTAGACCGCCATCTCAGGCAGCTCATACTTTCGTAAAAGGGTTTAACCCTTATGAGATTAGACTATATCATATCAGCGTTTTGCTGACCTATGCGCTTCCACTCACTTGAGTGTACTCCCCGAGGGGATAGTCGTTGCACGTTCCCTACCAAAGTAGGGCTTCGCTCAGGATTACCATGGCTTTTAAGCTTTAGGCTTCCCCTGAGTTCACACAGTTTATACTACGCTGCCAACTTAGGGTAATTGGTAGTTAACGCAGTCTCTTTTGCACGGCCATATGTAGCGACGGCGTCACTTGTGGCACTGATGATGAAACTCTCTTCCAAGATTTGCGTATTATTAGTACGCTCAGTTGGGTTTCCGAGAGTTACGGTAGAGCTATTAGCTCCTTCGACTTTTGCATTCGCCCCTGCCGCTCTTAGAGAATCCTCTAAAAATGAGAACGAACGGGCTGAAACCTTCTCAGATTTCATCATGGTAGTCATGGGGGTATCGGTAGGAGTAATGTCAGAAATGATGTCTGAAACATCTTCTTTCATACCTATCGAATTGTAGGTAGTAAACGTAGCCATTATTAATTATCCTTTAATGACAGATGGGTTATTAAGCTTCCCATCGGGCAAGTAAGGCATCAGCTATATCATCCATATCACCTACTCGGCTCCGGTTGTCTCGGACGCGCTTTGCCGTATTCTCACGTTTGCGTGTGTTGGCATCGACGCTCGAGCTAGGAGCCTTCTTTGAGCGGAGTACTTTGCCTTTAGATGTTTTGACTTTCATGACTTTGGCTTTCTTTGTTTTTACCGTGTCTTGAGATTTGTCGAACATCCTGGCTTTATTAAGTAGAATGATAACATTTGGATCAACATACTGGTCCACCTGTTCTTTAGGTAAACCAACAGAGACTGCATATTCACGGATGTCATTGTACAAATCGTTGTTCCAACCATCGACCTTATCTTGGAGTGTTTTAATGCACTCTTGAGCGGCGTCTTGTTGTTGAACTTGGAATTGCTTTTGAGTTTCCTGGTAAAAGGCGTTGGCCTCTTCCTTTAGAAACTTGAGATCCGTCTCGGCCTCTTTTGCCTCACGTCGAAGACTAGAGAAATCCTCAGTAGACATAGACTTGCTGGCAACCAGCATGTCCACTTCTGCATAAGGTTTATTCCGTGCTTCAGCGCGTTCCAAAAGCTTTTGATAGCTGAGGTCTGTACGCTTTAATGCGTCTTCTGCCTCTTTCCGTTTGGAAGCTACTTCTTGAGACTTGCGGGTCAAAGATGCTTCTTGGCCATACAGTCTTTTAAGATCTTTTAAAGATGCCTGTTTTGATTCACCATCAACTGCAATTTCGATAAGGCTGTCGTCTGACAAAGTAACCTCTTCTGGCTCTTCATCATCATCATCAGCTTCATCATCATCAGTTTCCTGGTCTTCATCAGGGTCTTCATCAGTATCTTCTTCGCTGTCTTGGTCAGTGTCTTCATCTTCGTTTTCAACTGGGGCATCTTCTGTCTCTTCAGTTGCCTCTGTTGGTGCCTCTAAGTCCGTTGCTTCGGATGGCTCTTCAGCGTCCGTCCATCGGTCTAGGATAGCTTCTGCCGCGTCATCGATGGAACCATCGTGAGCGGTTTCAGAAGAAGGGCTTGATTGGACGTTACTCATGGTCCTGTTCCTCTTCTTGGCGGGTGTCGCCTTTTGCGAGTATTTCGTCACGGACGGCTACTCGTTGTTTTAAAGTATCAACCACGTCTACTAATCCGTGATAGTGGTTGTAGGCTCTTTCGCGTATTTCACCTTGGTCAGGCTTGCTGTTCACGAAAGTTTGAAATGAGCTTTCAACAAGGCTATTAACTACCTGGTTGAACGCGGGTAAGGCTAAGACGGCTTCCGCTGCCTGGCCAATTTCAGTGTGCTCTTCTTCAGTCATTATGCTCTCCTTTGTGACCAATTTACTTTTTAGGTGGACGGCCTTTTTTGGTGCCGTAAGTACCTTTTCCTGATGGCATAGATGTTTCCTTTCTTAGCCGGTTGGAGACGCGATACCTCTCACGTCTTCAGCATTCCTGAGGATCTCAAGTTCAGCCAAATCAGTGGCTGTCTTGTGCTCAAGTTGAGCCTCTTTGAGATCGACTGTGTCTGATTGTATTGCGAAGCCTTTCTCAGCTTTCATTTGATCTAGGTTTAACCTAGCTTGCGCTACAGAGGCGTCTTGCTGTGCTTTCAGCTCCGCAATCTGGGTTTGCCGCTCCTGGATCTCCATTTGCTTTTGTTGCATCTGGATGTTCAGCTCTTCAGCTGGATCTGGTGGGGGTGGCTGTATCTGGTCGGGTGATGTCAGGTAATCAGCAACATTCTTGATGCCGTTATTTTCCATGACATGCGACATTAACTTATACTGGTTCTGTGGCTGGTACATTGTTGACAGAGTAGGGTCCTGGGACATCAACTGATGTAATGCCAGGTACTTCTGGGCCTCTTCAACTTGCTCACCATAGCCTAGGTGTAATTCAACGGTAACATCACGCTTAGAGCCCCACTGTGATGGTGAGACGCTGACATAGTTACCGGCCAGCTCAACTATCTTTTGCTCACTCTCATTCTCGACGACCAACTTGTAAATCATCTGGTACAATGGCTTTAAAAATGAATTGGCAAAGTTTCTGGCAACAATCTTCTGGCGCTGTTGAGACATGGTGGCAAGCTGCTCAACTAATGCACTACTATTTTGCTGGCTGATTGCGTCTTTATTCAATCCTTTGCTCAATGCGGATACGCCGGTCGTCTCTTCTTTGTCGTCATTGAGGAGCTGAAGCGTCTGGAACACAAAGGGGTTCAAAGAAGCTTGCTGCATAGGCACAACTGCGTCTGGGCGTGTGACATTCACGATGCCACCAACACGGCCGTCTATGAGCTCCTTAGGTGAGCTGAGGCCACCTTTGACGACCATGTAACGCGGGTTATTAGTGATCATGGCATGGTCTAGAATTGACCTGGTTAAAACGGTTCTGGCATTCTGGATTGGTATTACTTTAGATGCAAAGTTATTGCCGTAGAAGGCGTGAGGAACGGGCAGGGGGGTAAAGGCAACAAACGGTTTGTAGTTGGTCGTTTCCTTTTCTAGGATTACGTTCCCAGCCTTAACAATTCTGTAGAGTTCGGCAACACCGGTAGCCTCTGGATCCAGCATTACAAAGCATTCATACACCGTCACATTACGGACTTGGTCCTGGTAGCCCTTGGTGTTGAAACCTCGGTCACTACCGATCTCTTCATGCCTAGATAAAACCTCTGGGTCTGTCTCCATGTCTACATCAGAATGGTCACCAATATTGTTTATTAGTTCTTCATCATACCCCAGTTCACGGAGCTCAGATATAGTTTTAGTTGTGCGGTGGGCACAGAAGTTGACAGAATCCAGATCTTTAGCCTGAGGCTCAATTACAAACTCTTCTGGAGCAATGCTTTCAATGCATACTTTGCTGGCGTCGGTAGTTACTCTGAGCTCACCGGAGAAGAGCCCAGCGGCGTCTTCAGTGATCTCTTCAATTTCGATGTTGTCCTGGACCAATAATGCGTCCAGCTCTTCCTCTGTGAGATCCGTGATTTCCTCAAGGTGGCTTTCATCACCATAGTAATAGAATACCTTACAGATTCCCGTTCTTGCAATGAGACCATCATGGATCACGCTTTGCATCACTTCGAATAAGTTATTACTTCTGTTGGCTACATAGTCGCAATACTCTGTGGCAACATCAGCTAATTCCATATCGTCAGCGTTTTGTGGGGCAAATCTAACGGTCTTAGAGCCGGTGGAGAAAGTTTCCAGCAATGCTGCCTTCATGCTTTCCACACTCTCAAAAGTGTCGAGAGAAACGTACTTACTATTACCGTCGTGGGCTGGGCGTGGCAGGGTCCCATTATAGTAATCAATTACGCGCTTTCGTTCGCGGGATATCTGACTATCGTAATGGCCGATTGATTTTCGAATGTTGTCGTCTAGAATTGAGCAGATTGTATCATCATCTAGCTTTTTATATTCATTTTTATTCATAGATTAGACCATTTCTATATAGTATTCGTCAGTACTTTGGATGGGTTCCCAACTGCCCTCATGGATGTGATTGGCCAAGGCCAGAGACATCACGCAGTCGTCAAAGCACCCAGCCTCGGCAGACATACCGCCCGTGGGTGTCACAATGTATGTAAGCATCTCTCTAATAGTTGTTTTATCATTGAGTATAATGGAGCCATCTCTAACCGCCGCCCTTAGCTCATCAATAATTAATGGCTTAGTTTTCGTGGTTGTTGTGAACCCTAATTTAAGTGTTTCTCGATCGGTTAATTTATCGATTTGTAATTCAGTAAAGAAATGCGGATAGGCCATATCTTTGCCCAGCCTGGTACATGTTAAAATACCGTGGGAATTATTCTCAACTATGATCTGAGCCATGTTAAACAGCTCACCAAGTTTATATAGGACGGTGGCAAAATAATCTGGGTGTATCTGAGCTCGGTAGCTTGCAACCTGGCGCTTCTTAGAATCCAAGACCTGGGCAACCGACCAATCACCACCACGGACGCCCATAGCCACGTCAGCTCCAATAATGTAAGTCTCACCAGGATCTAGAGTGCGGTAAACAGTAAGTTCACCCCGCATGTTCTCAACCCAATCATCACCCTCTAAGGCCATCCGTTGTTTGGGATCCTTAGTGGCAACCAGGCTTCCTTGTAATAGTTCAGGATTAAACACTGGGCGACCAGTTGTTAGGAAAGCCTCTTCTGGCTCCGCTGGATACTCCTGGCGAAACAAATCTATGCCGTTTTGGGCTATCTTACGACGCCTAAACATCAGCTGTTCGTTGTCTAACTTATATAGCTTTACCAGGGCCTTCTCTTCGGGAGTTCGTGTAAACTTCTTAGGAACTGGCTCACGATATTCTGGATCTAGAAACCACGGTATAAAAACAGGGACATACCCATTAGTACCATCAATGGCCCCTTTCCACAGGTCGTAAAAGATGCCACTCACGCCATTTGCCGTGCTTTCAATAAAGATTGCCGTGCCTGGCTTGTTAGGTACCGCCTGGGTCATACC